GCTTGAGATAGGAATTGATAACGCAGACAACAAAGAGTTCAACGCTAAAATCTGGGAGACATTCGGTCGCCAGAACTTCGGGGGAACTGACAAGTTAACCTTGACACTTCAACCAGACTCAACCCCCATGGAACACTACCAACAGCTAATAGCCCAAGCGGCTTGTGGCGACCTTAGTTCGTCCGAAATAAAGCAGCTCATGGAGTCTATCAATATCGGAATGAAAGCCCATGAGGCGTGTATGCTTCAGGCTGAGATAGATGAACTCAAGGAAGGGTTAGCTAAGATGGAAGAACGCGAAATTGAGTATCAAAGCACAGATTCAACTGTTAAAGAAGAAGATAAAGATTCCGTGGATAGTGAGGATAGTTGATGGTTTTGTCAAAAAAGAAGACAGAGAAGAAAAAGTAATTTACGTCCACATCGATTTAGACAAGGGAGACAAGAAAGATGGCTAAGATTGGAACTATTTTAGGCGCCGGGTTAGGGGCAGCCATTGGGTTTTTAGCAGCCCCCGCAACTGGTGGCGCATCACTAGCTTTGGTTGGCGCCGCAGCTGGTGCGCTTGGGGGCGGCCTTGCTGGAAACACAGCAGACAACTCAAGAAGGTCAGCCAGAGAAGGTAGAAGAACACTAGCTTCTGAGACAGCTGCAACCAATAGAGACAGAGCAAGACTTGAATCAGAAAGACAATCAACTGATGCAAGACAAAGAAGAGAGCAGGGCAGACTTGAGTCCGCTAGAATCAGAGGCATTCGCGGTCGTAGCCGTAGGCCTGGATTCTTGGCTGATGCTGGTGAAGCTGGGCAAAGGAGCACACTTGGATGAGTATCACCCCAAATGATGCCAGCAGATTTTTTTCTAGTTACAAGCGAGCCAAGTCAAGGGCAGACCAATGGTCGGCAATTCTTGAGGCTTGCTTTTACTTTGCTGTGCCGTTTAGAAACAGATTCTTTAAGCATGCTGAAGCCCAGGGTGACCTGAAGAATAGACGCTTGTACGAGTCAATTGGCGTTGAGGCTACAAACACATTCGTATCGTCACTTCATGCAACCATGACCCCGCCACAGACTATGTGGGGATTCTTGGAGCCTGATTACGATGGAAGGCCAGATGAGGAAATTGATTCTGGAATGCGCAGTGCAAACCAAAAGGCACTGGACGTTTACAATAGACAGCTATTCAATATCATTCACTCATCGAACTTTGATGTGACTGTTGGAGAATCATACTATGACGTATCCATAGGTACAGCCTGCTTAGTTCCGAGCCTTAATGCTAGAAAGGATGGCTTGCTATATACGTCAATTCCCATTGACCAATTGGCCATTGAAGAATCTATAGACGGCATGATTAACAACTGGTTTAGAACTTGGTCAGATGTAAAGATATCTGAAATTCAAACTAGGTGGCACACAGCTGTGTTGACTAAAGACTTAACAGAGCTGATGGAAAATAACCCCAACGCTATTGTTAAGCAATTAATTGAAGGCGTTATATACAATCCATTATCAGACGAACCATATACCTACGCCCTATACGTGCAAGGTTCGGATACGTCGCTTTTCTCTCAGGACATGGAACATAACCCAGGAATTGTCTGGCGCTTCCAGAAAACCAATAACGAGTGGTGGGGGCGTGGGCCGGTAATGAGCGCACTACCTGCCATGATGAGAGCGAATGAAATGGCCAGGATTGAGTTTGCTAGCGCGAACTTAAATACCTTCCGTCCATACATGGCTTTCTCTGATGGGGTATTCAATCCATACACTTTCAAGCTTGAGCCGATGACAGTAATACCGATTGCCAGCGTTAGTCGTGACCAGTCATTGCCATTGATTCCACTACCTGATTCGTCCAACCCGGTGTTTGCTCAGATGACAATTGCTGACCTGAGAAATCAGGTTAACAACTTAATGTACGCAGACCCATTAGGGCCGATTGAAGGGCCAGCAAGAACAGCTACAGAGCAATCAATTAGACAACAAAACTTAGCTGATAAGATTGGGCCAATCTTCACGAGACTGCAACAGGAATTCTTATGGCCTGTATATAGAAACTCAATGGACTTGGCGCACACTTCAGGACTTCTTGCAAAGCCAACACTTGAAGATGGGGCAAAGATTAAATTTAGATACAAGTCACCTTTGGCTCAATCTAAAGGTCAACAGGATATGGCTATTCTGACTCAGTACGTTCAGCTGATGCAGGGAATCTTTGGCCCAGAAGTAGCTCAGCTTATGATTGACCCAGAAAGAACACCGTGGATGCTAGCCGAGAAGATTCAGCTTGATACCGGGTTCTTGTTAACTGCTGAACAAATGAAGCAGGCGGCTGAGGCGGTAGCAGCGCAACAGGCTCAACAACAAGCCCAGGCTAACGAGGCCGCAGAGCAGACCGGTGAAATGCCAGAACAAGTGCCAGCCATGGGAGATGCTCAGCAGTGATAGAAGAGAAAACAGGTAATGAGTTTATTGATGGTGAAGATTACCATTCGGGCTATGCCCAAAAACAGGCTGAGCCAGACAATGAAGTTTTGGAGTACCAGGCGCTAACCTATAGACTGTTCGCTACAGATGATGGTGTGAGGTGGCTATCGACTACCAAAGATTTAGAGTCTGCAAAAATGGTGGATTTTCGAGGGGGTGAATCTCAGCTAAAGTTGGCTGAAGCACAAGGTATGCGTAAAGCAATACTTGAGATTTATAAGCTATTATCCACGCATCAATCGTACATTAACGGAAGTTGAGGAAACTTATGGAAGACGCAGGAACAGAATCAGAGCCAACCTGGCACATTGACGAGAACACACCGGGGGTGGGAGACAGGCCAGAATGGTTGCCGGAAAAGTTCAAGTCGACCCAAGCTATGGCAAAGAGTTACGGGGAGCTGGAAAAAAAGATAGGCTCCTCACCATCAGCACCAGACGCTTACGACTTCGGAGAATTGAAAGACAAGTTCGACGTAGATAATGAGCACATGGTAGAGCTGCAAGACTTTTACAAAGAGAACAAGATATCCCAGGAAGTTTTCGAGAAGACGATGAGTTCTATAGCTGGGTACTCAAATTCATTTGATGTAGATATTGCAGCTGAGAAAGCAAAGCTCGGAGAGGGCGCAGACAAGAGACTTGAAACTTTAGACAACTGGGCGAAAGCAAACTTTACAGAAAGTTCATTTAAGGCGCTGACCGCAAATCTCGGTACAGCTGCCGCAGTTATAGCAATGGAAGAAGTGAGGACAAAAATGTTAGGAAGCACACAAACACCACCGTCAGGCGATGACAGCACAACAACTACGCCTGAATATACTCGTGAAGAAATCGAGCAAGAAATTTACGATAATAGAGAGAAGTATAAAACTGATGCCAAGTACAGAGCTGAGATGCGCGGCAAGATGGGCAGCATTGCTGGCGGTGCCGGTTTTGTTGACAAGAAAGGTGGCTAGCGCTATCCTCTAACTCTGTATGAAACTCATACACTGGACAACTTGAAAGTATCAGCCTTTGCTATTGCAAGGAAAACTGTAATTACAGACAAGCCCCAAGATGATTAATATTTTTTAACATTTTTAGGAGGTTGCTGTGAGAACAGATTTAACCGCAGTAGAACAAATCGAATACGATGCAATGGTAAAGGTTGAGTACCGTTCAGAAGGCTTTTTACTTCGTGAAGCAGTGCGTAGAAAAGAAAACGTAATTGGCTCCAGCGTACAATTTAGACGCGTTGGCGAAGTCATTTCCGTACCGACTGGTTACGCCCAAGCCGTGACTGGCCAAGACCCTGGTTTCGTACCAGAGGTTGCCAACCTTGTTAAGCATACTACTCCTGTAGTTGTTGACACCATTGAAGACTTAAACGTTAACTTTGACACAATGATGGAGTCATCCACTGTTGTTGCTCAAGCTATGGGCAGACGTTCAGATCAAGTCACAATTAATAGCGTTAATGCCGGGGTTTCCCAAACTATTCCCAATGGCGGTACCAATCTTGATTACGCTAAATACACCACAATTATCGAATTCTTTGAAGATAACGGTGTTCCTTTGGGCGATAGATGGGTTGCTATGTCAGCCAATAACTTCCGTAGCTTGCTGAACCAAGATGAATTCACATCAACTTTCTATACTCAAAACAAAGTTTTGGACAAAGGTATGGTTCGTGAATACTTAGGCATGAACGTTGTTGTTATTCCTTCAATGACTGAGGGTGGCTTAGCTAAAGCTGGCGATATTCGTCGTGTTCTAGCATGGCATCGTCAAGCTGTTGGCTTTGGTGTTGGTATGAACTTCCGCACAGAGATTAACTATTTACCCAAAGAAACATCTTGGTTGGTAAATGGCATCTTCTCAATCGGTTCAACAGTTATTGACCCACGTGGCGCACTAGCCGTTGAAGCAGACGAAACAGCATAAGGAGCATTGACATGACTTTTGATTTACAAAGCTGGTCACGAAGCACCACAGCGTCAAATGCTGGCCCATCAAGCCAGGGCTTTGGCGGTATGGCTGTGTTCACATACCAGAGCGCTACAGATAATTTGGCAGCAATTGGTACAGCCAATTACTTTGCCGAAGTTGTATATGAATTATCTTTAAATGATTTGGTTTATCTGCGTGGAACTGATGGGGTTAAATCCCATGAGGTAACCGCTATCGATAAAGCCGCAGGTACAGTTACAACTACGCTTGTTAGTCTAGGCGTGTAATCTCTCTGGGGGCGCACACACGTCCCCTATAACAATTAGGTGAGTTATGGCTCTAACGAAGACGCAGATTATATCAAACTCCATCTCTTTATTAGGCCACAAGCCTATCATTACCTTAGATGTAGATGACGCTGATGACCTCATTATTTCAGCATCCCAGGCTTTCGACTTTCTATTAGAAGCAAGCATGACCGAGAACACTTGGCGCTTTGCAACCAGAATTACCCAGCTAACCAAGATTAACCAAGAAACACCGCTCACAAACTTGTGGCAATCGGTTTATATCCTTACGCCTGGTTACCTGAAGACAGTACGCTTGCACCCCCACAATTATCAGTATGAGATATTTGAAAACTCAAGACTCTATACTAATTGGACAGGTGTTATGCATATGGAAGATGTGTTTCTTCCTGATATTTCCAGGCTTCCTGCCTGGTTCACTAAATACTTTATATTTGAAATAGCCGCTTATCTAGCTTTGTCTAATGCCCAGAAGGCAGAGTACTACAACGTACTCGAATCTAAGCGCTCCCATCAAATGGGTTTAGCTATGGCTGTAGATGCTCAAAACAGACCGCAAAACTCACAAGCCAGTTTCCCATTATTAAATGCTTCTCAGCGTGTGACGGGGGACTTCGTCGGTGGCTGACATGAATCACCTGCAAGACAGGTTTTCGGGTGGAGAACTTTCCCCGAATATGTATGCCAGGGTAACTCTGGATGCGTATACCAAGGGTTTGAAGGTAGCAACTAATATTCTGCCAATCCCTCAAGGTGGCGCAAGAAAGCGCTTTGGGACTCGGTTTAGCTCCATTCTTGCCCAGACAGAATATGTAGAAATCAAGCCGATTATGTTTGAGTATCTATCTGAAGCTGATTATCAGGTCATAGTGTATGACGACAATGTAGATATCTACCTAGAAGATAGATTGGTTGGTACAGTTGGCGGCACGGGAATCATTGTCCAAGACATTCCTAATATTGATTTCACTGTGCTTGAAGACAAGTTGAGACTGACAAGTTGGTTTCATCGCCCTGTAGAGCTAGTAAGAACTTCTGACCCGCTAAACATTATCACAGCCTTTACAGCTGACCCTATTAACACGTTCACAATAACAACTGCTATTGACCCTGACATCATACTTCCAGCTAAGTTTGAGGCAGGCACCTCGCTGCCAACGACTACACCGCAGATGCTACCTGATAGAACCTACTTCATTCGTTCTTTTGGCGCTAACACTGTGGCTGTCTATGCATCAGCCGTTGAAGCTAGAAACAACGAGAATAGATTCATAATCTCAAGTCTAGGTGTTGGGCAAATAGATATGTTCACACTTAATGTCTGGACTGTTATGGACGTTGATTTCAAGAACGTTCCAACATTTGATTTTGATGGTGGCTACGATGCCATTACATTTACACCGGGCGCCACCACTGGCTCAACTACTCTAACCGCATCAGCTGCCATATTCACTGTAGAGCATGTAGGCGGCGTGTATGATGGGGGCGGCGGTTCGGCTAGAATCACAGCGTTCACCAGTACAACGGTAGTCGATATCGATGTGATAGAGGACTTTGATGCTGTAACGCCAATCAAGGGTACACTCTCATCCCTCAAAGAGCCTGCCTGGAGCGATAAGCGCGGCTGGCCCAGGGTTTGTTCCTCTTTCCAGAATCGTGCCTTCTTCGCTAACACAGAGCTTTTGCCCAATGGTCTTTGGGGCAGCTCGATTAATGACTACAATGATTTTGATGACTCCCAGGCGTTAGATGACAATGCAATATCTTGGTATCCAACTAGTGACGTAGCTAACGAGATTAAATTTATCACGCCGTTTAAAAACATGGTGGTACATACTAATGCTGGCTCATACTCGACCCCAATGAATTCGCCGCTAACCATCACCCCCAGAGAGTTCTATCTGAATCTTCAGGATGATACGCCGTCGACCGATATTCAGCCGGTGACGATTGATAACCAAATATTCGCCACTACTGGAAACGATGTTTACTCACTCATCTGGGACGAGGCCATGCTGGGTTATTCTTCAGTTCTGATTTCATCCACCTCAGACCATCTGATTAAGAAGCCTGTAAGCATGGCATCCTTTAGAGACAATCGTTCATCTGGCGGCAGGTATGTATTCATAACCAATCAAGATGGTTCTATGGCCATGTATCAAACCCTGATGGTTGAAAAGGTAGCTGGATGGGCACCTGCCATAACTGAGCAAGCATATGGGGATTCATCGTTCAGATATGTTATCTCTAATCGTTCAGGTAGATGTTGGTTTGTAGTTGAACGCTTTATCGCGGCTACTGGCACAGCGTACTCTATTGATGGTTTTGATATAGCAGATGACTGGTTGCTTCTAACTGGCTCAGCACTTAGTGAGACAGAACCTATGCCACTATTGTTTGCTGGAACCACATTGCCACAAACAGCACCTCAGATTAAGGTGAATACTTACTATTATGGTCTAAGCGTTGGCGGGGAAATGGTTAAGATATTTCCAACCCAACAAGATGCCTTGGATGGTGTTAACTACTTCGAGATTCAATCAGCTGGGACTGCTGCCACGGCTACAGACCATCCGTTGTCAAAACTTCTGATTCTTGAAGAGCTAAGCAACTCATTGAAGTCTGACTGCACAATTGCAGAAACAGCCGCCCCCAGGGATGTTGTAACAGGGCTAACAATCTATGAAGCACAAACACCTAATATTAAATGTGACGGCCTAACGTTTGACCCGAATCCTATCATCAACGGCAGCTTGAATATTACAGCCCAAGGGCAGAGCACAGAAATCACGACCTCACAGATTGGCTTTAAAGTTAAACTGACGGGTGTTCCTCTCCCTATATCCATAGCGACAGGGGGCGCAGCATCAACAAGTAATCTGACAGTGCCTAAGCACATTCGCTCTGTGGATTTACTATTCGCTAACTCTGTTGGCGGCAAGATTAACAAGCAGAACATAGTTATCAATACAAAGCTAAAGCAAACAAGCTTTACCGCACCCGTAGGGAAGACAGGCAAAATGACCGTTAGCATAATGGCAGGCTGGGATGACTTTAATACCATTCCTTTCACAATCACTCATGACGAGCCATATGACTTTACCCTATTGGGCTTGTTCTACAAGTTGGAGATATAGCGTATGAGTATGCAATTATTCTTACTCGGAATGCAGGCGGTTGGCGCAATCTCCGATGCAGCCGGGACTAGAGATCAAATCAAAGTGGGCAGAGCAGGCGCAGAGCTAGAACAAGCTCAGATTGAGTTCAGGCTTGAACAGGAGCGAGCTGCTTCATCTGAAAACTCTCTGGCTGCAATGCAAGCCCTAAGACAGAATCTCGCCACACAGCAAGCTATATTCGCTGCTCGTGGCACTAGCGGCAAAGCTGGAAGCGCTGCAACCATTGCGAACAAGTCAGTTCAGAACTTCAGTGCTGATGAACGCACCAGAAGAATGAACCTTTTATCCAGAGA